CGTGGGCTTGGTGGTGGCGTCAGCCGCCATGGTTTCCTCCTCGACGGCCTCTTCGGCCGCGATGGCGACGCTGGTCTCCGCGTCAGCGCCCAAGGTGACAAACGAGACCTCGCGGAGAGCGGAGGCCTTGACGATGCGGACAGGCCCCATGTGGGTCTGCCCGTTTGCTGTGGCGACGGCGTCGGCGTCGACCTTCTGGTGGCGGCGGACGTCGGCGCCGACACTGGCCTGCCAGGCGTAGCCTCGCTCGGCCAGGGCGAGAACCTGGCGGGCCGTGTCGGTGTCGGCCATGATCTCGCCCTCGACGATCAGCTTGGATCCCTCGACGCGGACGCTGTCCGTCTGCCCGAGGATCGACGCGAGCCCGTAGTCGTGACCGAGAACGATCGGGATACGCTGCTTGGTCTGCATGCCGGCCAGGTCGATCACGACCGGCTCGCGGCTCCAGCCCTGACGGATCGGAGCGCCGGTGTAGGCCTCGATCGTGAACCGACGCGGTGAGGCCGCGGCCTCGCCCTCGGCGGCCTGCAGGAACGTCACGCTGGTGTCGAGTTTGATGGTGTTCATAGGAAGTCGATCAGCTCCTCGAGGTCCTCGTCGTGGTCGAAGTCGTCCACGTCACGCCTCCTGCGGGTTGGCCTCCTGCATTGGCTGGGCAGCACCACCGAGGTCGATCGGCAGCCCCAGCTCGCGCATCAGCTCCAGCTCGGCCGCACGCTGCCGCAGCTCGACGTCCCACCGCTTACCCTGGCGGGCGTACTCGCTCGCGAGCGTGGTCGTGTGCGTCCGCAGCCGCACCTCGGCCGCCGACGCCTCCTTGCCGGGGTCGACGTGCTCGCGGCCGTCCCAGACCCAAGCCCAGTTCCACTCCGAGAACGGCGGCAGGCCGTCCGGGACGATGCCGGCCAGGCTGGCTTCGTTGACCCACGCGGCCAGCACGCGGTCGAGACACACCCGCTCGAGCTGGTCGCGGTCGACTCGCTGCATCAGGCCGTAGACCTGGTGGTCCATGCGGCCGCTGGCGTAGTTGTAGGACGAGCTGTCGAGCGCGGCGACGTTGTACGGCAGCTGCATGCAGCGGGCGATCTCGTTGAGGATCTCGCGCTTGAAGTCCTTGTAGGTGCTGGTCGGCTGCTCGGCCTTGAGCTGCGAGATGTCCCAGCCCTCGGGAAGCGTGACCAGCGACCGCTTCCTGATCTCCATCTCAGCAAACGCGTCGACCTCGTCGACCTCGGCGGCCGGCGAGTTGGAGTGGATGAACGCGGCGAAGTCCGCGGCGGTCTCCGCGGCCGCGATCACGGCCTCGGTGTAGCGCCGCAGTTGGCCGAAGAGCCGGAGCGCGGGTGCCACCTCGGGCATGCCGCGGTTTTGGCCGGGACGCTGCCGGCGGAACCAGTGGACGACCGCGGCAGCAGGTACGCGCTGGAACTGCAGGTTGTTGACGCGGTAGTTGCTGCCCGGGTGGAAGTTGAGCACCTGGTAGGCCACCACGTTGCCGGTCGCGTCGAACTCCAAGCCGTCGACCGTGTTGCCCTCTGGCGTGATGGTCTGCCGCATCAGCTCGGTCGGCGTCGCCACCATCTCGGCCTCGACGAGCCGCAGGTCGAGCTGCACGCCCGGCAGGCGGGCGTTGTTGATCATGAGCGCGAACGCCTCGCCGTCGACGACGAGCGCCTCGCGCATCGTCCTGAGCTTCGCCGGCAGGTCGATCGTGGTGCCCCAGTCGTAGAACGCCCGTTCGACGACACGCGCGGCGTCGTCCTGGACGTCGAGCTGCAGACGCGGGCCGGTGCCGACCAGGTCGCTGGCGAGCGTGGCGGAGATCCCGGCCAGGTACGAGTTGTTGTTGCGCTCGTACCTCGCGCGGTTGCGGATCGTGCGACGCACGACCGGCGAGAGCTGCGCGTCGGCCGAGAATGCGTCGGCGACCTGCCAGTGCTTGTAGTCGTCGCCGAGCTGCGACGCCTCATACCGCCCGCGCACGACCGGAACCGCGACGGGGCGCGGCTTGGCCTTCGAACGGAAGAGGTCGAGGAATGCCATCAGGAGTACGGCGACGGGGTGAGCTGGTTGAACCGCAGGCCACGCCTCGAGGTCGATGCGGCCGCCTTGCCTGTCAGGTACTTGTCCGCGGCGATCTGGTCCTGGATGGACTGCGCCTCAACCTCGCCGGCGTCCGTGCGGACGCGCTTGGGGCCGGTGGCGGTGTCTTCGATGGCCTGCTCGATGGCGTCGCTCATAGTGGCGACGATAGAGCGCGCGCGAGCGCAGACCGCAGGGGGTGTGGCCGCACAAACGCTCGGTACTTGTGAAGAACTACCGAGGAACGGTCGTCACTTGGCGGCCATGGCCAGGCCGATGTTGGCGATCGCGTAGCCGGCCCACGCAATGGCCATGCCGGTGCTGCCCTGACGGTATTGGTCAAGGGCCACGACCAGGTACACCACGCCGACGCAGAGGATGAGGGGAGCGGACATGGTGCGAGCAGCCCCTACGTCAGGCGTGATACACGGAAGCGGCGGGTTATACAGACCGTAGAAACGCAAGTTATGCGATTGTCTCGCGGTGACATGGAATGGTCAGATTCCCGGTTCGTTCGTCAAATGGCAGCGACTCGTCGGGCTGCGAATCGTCTGGCGTCAGCCAATCTCCGCAGTGGTCGCACGCCTCGCCGGATGGTGAGCCGCAATCCCGCGATGGCTGGCGAAACTTGACGCCGCATGATTCGCAACTGAAGTACCGCCACCCGCGCATAACCACGCGATGCAGCGGACCCGCGATAGCGTCGGTTGGTTTGTTCATGGTCATAGGTCGCGGGCCGCTGATCGCAGCCGTTCTACGAGTTGTCCCAGTCCAACATCTTCGCCCCGCTTGAAAGCCTCTCCGCGAAAGTCTGTCGCCGCTCGATGCCGGTCGCCGTCCGCTCTGGCCGCGGCGTGCAAGTGTGCTTCTCGCCGCAGTAAAAGACCCGCCCGCAGGCGATGCAGGAATGGCCGCCGCACGGCTCGTTTTCTTTGTATCCACGGATGCACGTAGAACCACGCGATGCAGACGGACCCGCGAGAGCGTCGGTAGGTTTGTTCATGGTCGTAGGTCGCGGGCCGCTGATCGCTAGCGTACAGAAAATGTCACTCTTTGACAGTTTGTGTTTAGTGCAGCAGGTTCACAAGTTCCCGCGGGATCATTGCCCGCACCGCCTCCAGATCATGCGTGGCCTCCGCTGACGGCGTGCCGTGCTTCAGTCGGCCTCTCGCCCACTGGTCAATCTCCTCCAGTGCGATCAGCGCGTCCCGGCCAGCGAGGGCGTAGCGATGCTCCCGCTCATCGTCGGGGTCGGACAGGTCGAATCGCAGCGTGGCGTGTGCCATGTTCCATATTCCAGAATGAGAGACGACCCCGGCGGGTTCGGCTTGCCGCTTTATCGGTGCGGTGCCTGCCCGCCGGGATCGCTGTTCAATTGCGTTTTTACTGCACCGTTTCGCTGCCTTCTGGTGAACCGTTTCGCGTCCGCCACAGTAGCCTACGCAGCGCAATCGCTCGCGTCGCGCTTCTGCTGGCACTGGCCGCTTCGTTCGCAGCGACCTCATCAATAGCGGCACGCTCCTCGTCTGTGAGCCGCAGCCGCTCAATCTCATCCGCAGCCTCGTCCATGAGGTCGCTTGCTGGCGCCGCGTCCACTGCGTGCGTCCACCGTCGCAGGCGTGTCACGATGTCGGTCATGCACCCATCCTCCGCAGCTCGATCTTGCGCGTAGGCGCCGTCGGGATGGTGACCTTGCGGCGATGGTTTCTCGGCGTGTCCACGCCCACGGCCGTCACGCCGGCGTAGCTGGCCGCCACGGCCGCTCCCACCACGCAGTCGAGCCAGTGGTTGTCACGGCCTGGCAGCGTCCGCCACTCGTCTACGACACGGCCACGCGCCTCGGTGCGCACCGGGTACTCGGCGGCCAGGTGCTCGAGCAGCATGGCGTGGTCGCCGGCGTGAACCGTGAACGCCTGCGGGTCGGCGGCCGGCAGCTTCAGCCGCGCCGCAATCAGCGTCTTCCAGGCGTTGGTGTCGTAGAGCACATGGCGTTGCTTCTGAATCGTCGATGTCCGCCAGTTGCTGCCGACGCGCTCGCCGCGGTCAGGCCGCTTGTCCGACAAGGTCGAGCCGGACGCGCCGACGAACCGGCCGTGGCTCGGCAGCACGCGCGGGCCGTACGTCGACCGCCTGGCGAAGTCGCGGACCACGCCCTGGGTCTGTGCCCAGTTGGCGTCGACCATCACCTGTGAGATCCGCAGCACCGCGTCGTCGGTCTCGCGTGCGAACTCGCGGTCCAAGAGCATGGCGGCCACCTCCGCCAGCGCCTGGTTGGTGGCGGCCTCGAGGCTCGACAGCTTGGTCACGGTCTGCATGGTGCGGCGGATGTCACGCAGCGTGAAATACGTCCGGTTCTGCTCCGGCCACGTGCCGTAGGCCACGAGGTGCCCACGGAACTGGTGCCCCCATGCCACCACCGCCCAGTAGAGCGCCTTTTCCTGCACGTCGATGAATGCCGTCAGCGTGTCGAGCTGCCCGGGCACCACCCACCTGGCCACTTCGACGACGTTGCTCCGCACGTCCTCGCTGGTGATCGCGTTGGTCTGCGCCTCCTGACGCAGCGGCTGGTTTTGGTACTCGCTCGCGAACACGTCCGGGCCGTCGTCGATGAACGCGTTGTAGGCGTGCTGGATTGCGGACTGCTCCCGCTCCGGGTCGTAGCAGCTCTCCCACGACACCTGGCAGCCGGCGTCCATCGCGTCCCGGTGGTCGCGGTAGTACGCGTCGGCCTCGGCCCACGCGCGGGCCTGGTCCCCGGGCGTGTCCTTGTCGAACGTCACCCGCAGCTCGCGGTACCGGCCGAGCCAGTCGTCCTCGTGGCGGTCCGCCCACTGCTTGACCATGGCGATCCGCTCGCCCTGCCAAGCTGGGTACCTCTTCGTGTCGAGCAGCTGGTCGACCATGTCGTCGTGCTGGATGACCGTGGCGTTGACCACGCACGCGATGCTCGACCGGTGGCCGGCCAGCTTCATCACCGATTTGCTAAGGATCTCCAGCCGCTTGCTGCACTGCATCGGGCTGGCGGCGCTCTCGCGGGTCTGCGGGTCGTCGACGATGACGAAGTCGGGACGCAGCTGCGTGCCGTCGGGGCTCTTGTGCCGCAGGCCGAGGATCGACCCGGTGAGGCCGCGGGACATGACGATCGAGCCAGACGCCACCGAGCCAGGGATCGTGGGCATGACGATCGAGTCCGCCTGCCAGCGGATGTGCGTCTGCTCGCCTTGGTGCGTCTGGGAGTTGCACCGCTGCACCTTGCCCTCGAGCGCCCGGATCGCGTGACACACCTCCGGGAAGTCGTCGTGCAGTAGGTCGTTCTCGGCCAGCTCGAGCTTGACGCTGGCGATCGCCTTGGCTGCCAGTCCGCCTTCGCCGGCAAAGATCGCGCAGAACCGACGGTGCCCATACAGCGTCGCCCAGATGATCGCGTTCTCGCTGATCGTCGACTTGGCGAACCCGCGGTAGACCGCGTTCACAAACCTGCCGCCGCCGATGATGCAGCCTTGGATCCGCTCGATGACGCGTCGGTGGTCTGGGCTGAACGGAGTCAGGCCCGTCGACATCGGGAAGTACGTGATCAAAAAACGCTCGAGGTCGAGCCGGCAGGCGTCGCGGCGCGCGGGATCGACGACGCCCGGCACCTCGCCGATGTCGCTGCCAAGCCGGGTCCGCTCGCGGGACCGCTCGATGTCCTGGCGGCGCTTGGCGTCGGTGGCTGGTGGAGTTTGTGGCATTCGGGAGAGAGTCGACGAAAACGAGGATGCTCGCCGCTGGGTCGACCGCTGCTACTGGCCAGAAGGACCCGCCACATTGGCAGCGGCTTCCATGATGGCTTGACATACGTCAAGCAGCCTCGACGTTTCAATGATCACAACGCTGTCGTGGTTGTTGCGTCTGTGCCACACGATCGGCACCTTCTCACCGCACTCGTCACGCGACTGCTTGATCGCAGCGTAGAGATCGAGTCGCTCAGTGCGCTTGCACTCGACGTGTATGGGCACGCCCTCGAGCACAACGTCGGGCGAGTCCGGCCCGCCTTGGTACTGCACACCACGGCGTGCGGTCACACCGAGCAGGCTGGCCAGCTCGGCCGCACACTCGCGTTCACCTCGCTTGCCCTTCTGACGGCTCATGCGTCCCATGGTTGGCCTCCATGACGGACGTCATCCACGCTCGCACAGGGTGCAACAGCACGTGCCCGCTCTCCTCTCCGTACCGTGATCGCAGTGGCCCGCGTGGACCGACCTGGTGCGAGTTGATGGCGGCGAGCTTGGCGTGCGACCCTGACCCAACGAACAGCGGCCCGCCACTGTCGCCCGGGGCGATCATGTACTCGAGCGGCGACGACTTGGCCCGTGCCGAGCAGGTGACGATCGGCCCGTCGATCGAGTCGATCGTCTGGGTGCCGGCTCGCAGCCGGCCGTCTGCGATCTCGTAGCCCAGACCCATGGTGCCCGTCACGCCGTAGCCGGCGACGATGCAGGCCTCGCCGGGCGTAACCGTATCTGCGATCTCCGGGTACCAGGGCAGGGCACAGTCCTCGGTCGTCCGCAGGATCGCCAGGTCCTCGCTGGCCATGGCAAGCCGCTCCCAGCCAGGGTGCACGACGACTAGGTCGACGTCCCGGGACGTGTCGGCGAACGCCAGACGCACGTCGTCGCAGCCGGCCACCACGTGTGCCGCCGTCAGCGCCCATCGGCCGGCGATGACCACGGCCGTGGCCGTGTGCCGATGCCCCTCGGGGCTGCGGCAGCTGACCGCCGCCGTGTACGGCCGCATCTGCCGACCCAGCTCGAGGTACCTGGCATCCGGCACGCCATCGTCCCTGGTCCCAGCGACGGCTGGGTGCGTCAGGGCTAGCGCGAGGATCACGACCAGGGCTCGCATGCCCTGACCGTACCGGCGGCCGGCTGTCGTCGAGCGGGGCTGTGGTCAAGACGCCTCCCGACGTTTGGCGGCCAGCGCGGCCTCGGTGCGACGCACGGCGGCTTGGAACTCAGGGTCCAGTTGCCGCTTGGGCTGCTCGCAGGCCGCTCCACGCTCGGGCCTCGCGTCGTCGTACTGGCCGCCGAGCACCCGTCGCACGAAGCCGCTGCCGCAGAGCTGCACGAGGGTGGGCGGGGTTTTGAAATACCGGCACTTGGGCAGGTGGGCGATGGCCTGCACGGCCTCGTCCAGCCACCCGGGCTCCGCCAGCCGCTCCTCGAGGCCGTCCGGGGGCTGCGGGTGCTTCCACGGACGTCCCGGGCCGGCGTTCCACGCCGTCCGCAGCCGCTGCCAGCCGTCCTCGGTCTGCGCAGCCTCGCGCGGAGGAGGAGGAACTTCTTCTCTCCTCTCCTCTC